GTAGCCGTCTGTGCTAAAAAAACACCCTCATTAAGCGCACCTTTGCGTAGGTTGCAGCTCTTGCATAACACACGAAGATTATCAAGGCTGTGATCACCACCAACCTTGCGTGGAATGATGTGATCGATATGCATCTCACCCTCATCTGTGCCACACAACTGGCAGCTTCTACCATCACGCATGAATACGCGTTCGCGTTGCTCTCGGTATCGCCTGCTGTTTAACTTATCTAGTGCCAATTCTTTGCCTCCCAATGATCTAATGCTTTGCATGGATTAGAGTATCTATGTTCTATATATGCTAAACCCCATCGTACCTGAGCATAGCCGTCCTGGTCTTTAAGCCACTCACTTCTACCTTGTGGTATTCCATAGTGTGATCCATTACGAGCCTTAGGATTCCAGGCTGATTCTTTACCATATAGCTTTGATAGGCATGCATATTGTTTATAGTCATAATGTAATAGATGTAAAGCATATTCTTTATAAGTTACATATTGCTTGGGTTTAGATCCACCTGCTTCAGGCACAAAGCATAGAGCTATCCCAATAGCTACTAGCACCCCGCGAGCTACGCCCCGAAGGGGCTCGCGGTGAGCCTTTGAGAGGCTCTGCGCCGTTAGCGTACCATCGCTGTCAAATCCATTAGTAAAAGTCCTGCTCAGAGCGGTGTGTCGTTTCATAATGTCTCCTTATCATTACCCTGTGGATAACTTCTGTGGATAACTATTTATCTGTTGAGTAGAAGCCTTTGCCCTTAAAGTGAGTAGCTGCTGCCCCTATGACCTTAACCATTGGCTCATTACAATAGTTACATAGCACTACTGGTCTATTGTGCCATCCATGATTGATCTCTTGATTGAGATTACATCTGGAGCATTTGTAGTCATAGGCTGGCAAGTTAAGCACTTCCTTATCATGTATGACCCACATCCAGAGCATCGGTCTATGTCTGCTTCTGTGGGTTCTTTGTCTAGGTGACCGTATTTAAGTTGGAGTAATGGTAAGAGATCACCTAATCGGATTACGCATGCATAGTCCTCTGCGATTTCTCCCTGTCCATTAAGGCGTAAGACAGCAAAGCCCAATTCCCCCGAAATGGCTGTGCGAGCCTTATATTGCTTTATGTAAGCTAGTGGCTGAAAGCCTGTTCGACTTTTAATCTCAGCGTCAAAAGGTACATTGACAATATCCTTACCATTACCCCTTCCCACACATGCGCCTGGCCACCAAGTCGATAGGTACTCAGCTACTACGCGCTCTGTGCGGAAACCTCTGTGCTTCCTATGCTGTGTCATAGATGATGTTTATTCTCGCATCTATTGCAGAAGAATAAAACAGCACCATCATGAAGTCGATCGTACTCATTGACCTGTGTAAACGCATCGCAATCTGAACAGTTCTCAACTCCGCCATACCCGCTAAAACTGTACACATGTCGATCTACTGGAGAGCGGTAAATCTCATCAAAGTTAAAGTCAGCCATGTGCCATGTATCCCAACGCTACGCCACCAATGAACAGGCACAACACTAGAAACACTAAAAGCTTCTCTGAATCATCCATTGACTGCCTTACACTTCCTGCACTGCCATGTGCCTGCTGTTAGTATGCCGTCCTGGATAACTGCTGGGATAATGATGTCATGAGCTTCTGTCGGCTCATTGCATAACTGGCAGTTAATTGTGGTGATAAATGGAATGTCATTTAGATCAGTCCATTCGCCATCTTTGTCTATGTTATATACCTCGATGTAGCCCATCATACTCTCGCCTTCTGTGGCTCGAACTTGCCTTGTGAATTAAGTGTGTACCACTTTGTAGGGCACTTAGCTTCTCCTGTGCGGTTTGCATAGGTACAAAAGTAACCACCCCATGCCTTGCCGTTCTTTTCACCTTCGCGCCATTGCATGTGTGAATGCTCGCATGATGGTGCTTCTACTGCTTCGCCTGTTCCCATGATTGCAGCTACATTCTCAATAGCCTTCTCGAGGGTTACAGGTGCATCTACTACGCCTTTGTACTCATTGACAGGTGTAGTCCAATAGTCCTGATCATCTGCTTTGACTTCTTGGACAGGTGGCTTTGCTACTTTTGTAGCAACGACCTTAGTCATCTCTTCTCGGCTTGGTCTTTTTCCTTTAGGCGCATAACCTGCATTTGCAAGTGCCCTGCCGATCGCTGAAGTCTCGCAATTCTCCAATGCACTAGTCTGATTAACACCTCTGCTACTAACTGTTTCCTCAGCGTACCCCGTCGACCACGCGATGACATCGCTATCAACCTTGTACAGATACGCCTTAACAATGTATCGATCCTTCTCGACAAGCTCCAACTCCGTAGCAATACGGAATGTTGGATAGTCCTTAATAAACTTCTCAAGTCTCACCTCGACTGGTTCGTAATCGGCTAAATTAAACATAAAGTTCGTTCTCCTCGGTTGCTAGTTGTCCTGCGAGTGCGCCATAGCTGCATAGATCGACCCAGTTGTCGATGTGCTGCGCTGATTGATTAGTCCGTGCAAGTTTAACAAGCACCATGATCCCTGCCACCTGATAGTCATGTATTGGTGTTTGTAGGTATGCTGAAAGCAGCATTGCTGTGTGTTGCAGGTTATCCGCAGGGTGACCGTACGATAGCCCACGGTCACGGATCGTGTCGGTGGCTGTGAGTAAGATTTCATTAGCGCGCATCTGTTGTCACTCGCTGATATGACTTGGCTACGATCAAGCCTTCACGCTTGCCTTCGTTAAAGCCTTTAGCCCAACCTACTAAATACCATAAAGCATTAGCTGCAACTAGCAGCACTATAATCGGCATCTCAAAGCTCATTGTTTTACCTATCTGTATCCAATGCCCTCGATTGGCTTACAAGATTAGTGTGACAGAACTGACCGACTAATCAAGCACATTTAGGTAACGACTTGATAACGATTATCTTGGTCTGCCGTAGGATTTTCCAGCGACTATGAAAGTGCCGTCCTTTTCGATGTTAATTAGATCTACCTGGACTTTAGCCTTGTTGACATAGATGATAGCGAAAGCCTGTTGCCAGTTAGCCACTCCCTTGGTGTATGCAGCCTGCTTAAAGTCCATGAGATTACCTACTTCGACACCGTGCAGGACACGCCCTATGCGACCCCCAGAAGCCTCTGAGAAGGCCGAACGCCCTGCTCTGTGAGTATGTCCTGAGATCACATTCTTACCATGCCTACGGGCTGCTTCTAGCGCTGATAAGCCCCCTTGTGGCTTGATGGGTGTGTGGTCTCCATGTACTGCAATCCAGTTAGGCGCAATAGGCATTGGGTTCTTGTGAAAGGTAATACCTAGCTCATCAAACTTCATAAACTTCTCGAACCGTAGCTCTGGTAATGCTCCGAATGCAGGCACTTTAGCCATGATGATGTTATAAAGGCGATCTGTGTGATTACTACGGATGCAATCTGTAACGCCCAACTCCCAAAGTAGCTGCACAGCTTCGTTGCGATCATCATCTAGTGTCTGAGCATAACTGCCCATGCGCCCCTCTTCCCATTTACTTATCTGGGGTAGATCGATCTCATCGCCAATGGTTACTACTTGGTCTGGCTTAAACTTAGATATAAAGCTAGCAAGGTTACGGGTAGCAACCCTGTCATGGTACGGAACCTGAAGATCCGAGACTACGACTATTCGCTTAATCGTCATCCTCATCTTCGTAATCGCCGAACTTCTCAGGCGGTACTTGATCAGGCAATATCCAATGAGGATAAGCTTGCGGTTCTGTAATCATGAACATAGCAATATCTTCAGCGAACCCTGCTCGCTTTAACGATAGGAAGTATTCATAAAGCCCAATGCAATAAGCATCAAGCTTTGAGTAGCCCTGCTCCTCTAATGCCTTAGTTGCTTTTCTTGCCATAGGAAAATTATCGCTCTAGGAGAAGGTTATAAATCTCATCGACACGCCCGTTTAGTCTCTTAATCTCAGACATTAAGTGTGTGATGACAAAGCCAGCCAAGCCACCCAAGGTTACAAGTGTGGCAATGTAGAGCTGAAAGAAGTCTGCCTCTGTCACTTTTTAATGCCCATAGAA